AATGTTAATCCAGTAATCGTTCTCATTAAGAGACCGAATCCTATTTTAACAGCAGCAAAAGCACCTATTGCATATAAAACATTCTTAATAACATTATTCTTAATTTCTTCAAGTTTTTTACTATTTCCTTCAGTAAGTGCTTTTAAGGTTTCAATACCTTGATTTGTAAGCCATCCAAAGAATAATGTTGTCAAGGACCCCATAATACGGTCAAACAAACTTGTAATGGTTTGCTGAAGTTTAAGTATTGGTCTTGCTAGTGCCGCTTGAATTCCTCTTTCAAGAGCACTTTCTTTACCAAGACGAATTTTACGCTCTGCTAATCTTCTTTCTTGTTCTTGCTCTTGCTTGAGTTGATTTTGCTCAACAGCACTTTCTGCTTGCAATAATTTGGCAGTGTTTTGCACTCCCTGATTTAAGTCGGTGACTTGCACACGAATCACATCAAGACTCTGCTGAAGACCGCCAACTGTTTGTTGAGTTGTTTGAATGCTTAAGTCTTGTGCTCTATCAACTAAACTAACTTGAGGTCTAACTACAATTGCTGTGCCAGTAGTGGCGCCAGCACCGCCACCTCCTCCACCTACTCCAGCACTACCTCCACCGCCAGAGACTACACGCCCACCAAAAACAGTTCTTGGGAGGGTTGTAATTCTACCTAAAGAAAATTTTTGAAGGGTAATTCTTTCTGTGCCAGTATAATACCCACCACCCGGTTTTTCACCTGTTTGTGCTCTTAAACCAGCTTCTGCCCTATCCATTCGCTTGATTCTTCAGGGTTTCCTCTTCAATATATTGTTGGAGAAGAGTAATATAAACCTCCCTTTCCCAAGGAATCATATTTTCCAACTCTGTTAATGAATATTTATGGTGCTGAATCAAGGCAAAGTTTGTCTTGTAGTATGATGCAAGGTCTTCGTGCATCATTCCTAGGCGAAAAAACTTGTTAGACCCTCCAACACTACTTCACTTTCCACTTCAGTATTTGGATTTGTAACTTTAATAGTATGAGAAAGTTTAGGCATCGTTTCAAAAAACTTTTCAATGTCTTTAAACTGTTGAGAAGTTAGTTGCTCAAGAAATTCCTTAAGTTCTTTTTTTGTTACATCAGAAGATGACCAAGACTCTTCTTCACTATAAATCTGCTCAATACAAGAGGTAATCATATCAAATGTTTCATCAACAGAAATTTCAGATCCAGCAATAAAATTACTCTTGACAAATTCTTGCATTGATGGATATCTCATTCTCAAAGTTAAACTATCATCAAGTTTGATATCTCTCGAATGGTCTTCTCTAAACTCAACTTCAATATCATCTAGATTGATACTTACAGGAACTTGTGTATTTCCATCATCGGGACAAGTAATTAAAACATCAACGGTTTCACCAACAGATTTTCCACGAATGTTGAGGAACAAATATTCAATATCAAAAGTTGCAAGTTGCTCAATCTTAATTCCACGAGTAACAATGCAATTGCCAATTACTGTTTTTACTGCTTCAGCAATTTGCTTTGGGTCTTCACTTTCCATTGCAATGATTAAAACCTTTTCTTCCTTCACAAGAAATGGGCGATACTTGATACTTTTCTTTAGAGAAGGAATTTCCAACTCATAGGTCGGTGTTGAAATTTTTGGTAAAGGCATAATAACCTATAGAAACATCAGTAAAGTTATTTAGAAGAGAGTTTCTGAGTTCGCTTGTGTAGATAATGGATTTGAAGATAAAGAATCTGATGCTGACTGAAGTGCTTCGCTATTGCTTACTCCAAAAGTATAAGTTTCCTGAGATGCTCGGAAAACATCCTCTGCAGATTGTGGAGCCGATGGAATATTCTGCGGTTGAAGAGGATTGAGATTATTATTATTTCCGATAACAAATTGATTAAAGGAATTTGTTGCTCCAGCAATATAACGATCGTATTGGAAAGAAGCAGAAACTTTTAAAGTATCTGATGACGTATATGAAACAGGAACTGAACTTATGTTTAATGGAAACAACCCTCTAAAATTATATACAATCTCCCTTCGATAATCCCTATCAAACTTAACTATTCTAACTTGATTTGCCTTATAATATTGGGGGTATTGCATTCTCACAAAATAATTACTGACATTTTGACTAATTGGTGCGTTTTCACCAGCAAGAACTTGATTATTGTAAGATCCACTGGCAATAAACTCCATCCAACACTCTAAGAAATTGAGCATTTGATAATCACTGTCTACATAAAAATCAAGAGTAATTTCAGAGTAAATTCTTGAGTGAGCAAACTTCTCTTGCACTCCCATGTAGTTTCCATCAATCGTAAAAGAACCAAGTGATGTTGTTGGGAGCACAGCAGAGTAGCATAACAGACCAGCGCTTTCAGCAATAAATCTGGGATTGATTCCCCTTCTAGAAAGGTAAAACATCAATTCTGGAGGCAGCATTCCAAATTGCACTTCATAATGAGAAGTTTGTGCAAGATTGGTTAGCAGTGGTTTAATATCCGATATTCTGCGAGGAAATGCCACTCTAAATACCTTATACGAGTCTTATATTATTAAGTATTTAGATGTCATATAAGGGTAAATATAAACCATCTTTTCCAGAAAAATATAACGGAGACCCAACAAATATCATTTATCGGTCTTTGTGGGAGCGAAAGTTTTGCGTCTATTGTGATACGAATGAAAAAATAATTGAATGGTCATCAGAAGAAAAAGCAATTCCTTATCGGTCACCAATCGACGGAAAGATACATCGATACTTTCCAGACTTCCTTATTAAAGTCAAAGAATCTGATGGTAGTATTAAAAAATATATGATTGAGATTAAACCCTCAAAACAAACAGTGCCTCCCCCAAAACCAAAGAGACAAACAAAGCAATACATTGCAGAGGTTTATGAGTATGCTAAAAATCAATCAAAGTGGGAAGCAGCAAGAGAATGGTGTGCTGATAGAGGATATGAATTCAAGGTAATTACAGAGAATGACCTTTTTTAGTTATAAATAACTAAAAAGACTGCGATAAAAATGAGCGAATATTATACATATGCTTATCTTCAAAATGATGGATTGCCCTATTACATTGGAAAAGGTAAAGGTCGTAGATTATATGACCATAGAGGAAAAAATTGTAATCCACCAAAAGATAAAAATAGAATAATAAAGTTAAAACAGAATCTTACTGAAGAAGAGGCATTTAGACACGAAGTTTATATGATTGCTATATTTGGTAAAAAATGTGATGGGACTGGTATATTAATGAATATTTCCGATGGTGGTAATGCTCCTCCTAAAATGTATGGTGATGATAGTCCAACAAAAAGACCAGATGTTAGAGCAAAAATAGGTGCGGCAAATAAAATAAGATTAAAGGGAAAAAAAATCCCGAAAGAGGTAAGACAAAAACAATCAAATACTTGGAAAGAAAAATTAAAAAATAATCCCAGACCAATGTCTTATTACACAGAAAATTTAAAAAAAATGGCAGAAAGAAATAGAAATGATAAGGAGAAGCATAAGCGACATAGTGAAATGATGAAGGGTAGACCAAGTTCCAATCGGAAACCAGTTCTTTATGATGGTAAAGTGTATTTGTCTATGACCGAAACTATAGAAAAAACAGGACTTTCTAGATATCTTATCCTTAAAAGAGGTGGAAAATTTATTAATAAAATAAAGTAATGCCAAGAAAGACTTTACAGCAAAGAAAAGGAAGTCGTATTGCTCCTCTTGTCAAGAATTTAATTGGCACAGAAAATGCTAATGATATTATGACTAAATTGAGGAATATTTTACCAGAAACTGTAGGACCACCGAAGGCAGGTAAGTTTTATATTTTTGTATATAACGCAAAGACTTCTGGAGTGAGATATGACCAAAATCCTTTAGTCGCAGTTACAGAAGTTTTTAATTGGGGATTTAGAGGAATCAATTATCACTGGGGAGAAGTGCGCCAATACACTTGGGATGAAGTTGCAGGTGCTGTCTATGAGGTCTATAGAGAGGAAATAGATGATTTAAGACGCCTGCCTTTTAGCAACATTCTAACTAAATAGTTCAAAAAATAAATGTCCAAACCAACGGTATTCAGATATCCACTGGGTCTCATAGACCAGAATACTGACTATGTGAAGATAGATGCATATAAGTATGAACCTCCGGGAGTTGGGCAATTAAGTTCTAATAATTTTACAATCCCAACTTCAGATAGAAATTATCAATCTTTGAGTGGAAAAACGGTAAGAGGCACTCTTTTACTTCCTATGCCACAATCCCTACCCACAAATTCTCAATCTGCTGGATGGGGTCAAGGTCAATTGAGTGGGTTAACAGGAACTCTATTAGGTATTGGTCAAAAAACCATAACTAATGGACCAATAGAAGGATTAAAAGCTCTCATAACATCAGGAAAAGCAGTTGTAGAAGCTTCTCAAACTGGATTGGGTCAAAAAGCAATACAAAACTTTTTTGCGGCACAGGCAGTTCAGCAATTGTTAGGACAAGACCAAAATTTATTTGGAGAAATTTTGGGTAGAGAGACTGGTGCAGTCATCAATGAAAATATTGAATTATTATTCAGAGGTGTAAATTTAAGAGAAGGTTTTTCTTTGGCATTCGACTTAGCACCAAGAGATGCTAATGAAGCAAGAGTAATAAGAGAAATGGTATATTTCCTAAAAGCAGAAATGTCTGCCAAAAAAGGAACTGCTTCAGGAGCAGCAGGAGGTTTATTTTTAACCGCACCAAGCGTTTTTAAAGTTCAATATATGAGTGGTGGAAAACCTCACCCATATCTAAATAGATTTAAAATCTGCGCTCTTCAAGGTTTAAGTTTAAACTTTACTGGTTCTGGCACGTATGCTACTTACTCCGATGGCACACCAGTAAATATGAATCTTTCTCTTAACTTCCAAGAGCTGACTCCAATTTACTTCGAAGATTATGGAAGTGCAGAAGGAAAAACAGGAGTTGGATACTAATGACATACTTCAGAGAAATCCCAAATTTAGAATATCAATCCTTTTTACCAGGAACTAAGTCATCACATCAATATGTTACGGTAAAGAATCTATTCCGTAGAGTTAAACTTCGTGATGACTTACAAAATGTATTTACTATCTTCGACAAGTATCAGATTCCTGATGGTTCTAGACCAGAATTAGTTGCACAAGAGATTTATGGAAGCGTTCAATATGATTGGGTTGTGATTGTATCTGCAGGAATTACAAGATTAAGAGATGAATGGCCATTATCTGATAAACAAGTCTATGATTATGCAGAATCAATCTATGGAAATGACTTAAACGAAATTCATCATTATGAAACCAAAGAAGTCAAAGACCCAGAAGACCGTTTAATTCTTCCTGCAGATCAAGTTGTTGATGAAGACTTTAAAGTTTATTATACTTACGATGGAAATCTTTATACAAATGACGCAACAGCACTTGGAGAAAATGTCATTCGCATATCAGACCCAATTGTGGGTGTGAGTAATTATGAATATGAAGTCAGAAAGAACAATGATAAAAGAGGTATCTACGTATTAAAACCAAGATACCTCCAACAAGTTATTAATGATACAAGAAAAGCGATGATCTATGATAGGTCATCGCAGTATGTGAATGATAGATTAATTAAGACTGAAAACACAAAGGTTTCAATTCCATTTTAAAGGAGGAGATTTCTCTCCTCCTCATACACATCAGTCTTCGGCAAGTTTTGCGAAGTACGAAAGTGCGTCATCATCCTCATCTTCTTCCACTGGAGCAGCAGCACGACGAGTGGGTTGAAGATTATTCAGTTCGCTACGAAGACCATCATCAAGGTCCCTTGCAGAACCACGAGAATACTCTTCCTCGTTATCAACTTCTTCATCGAGACGCACAGACTTTGCACCAAGCACTGAATCAAGACGCTTCTTCAATTCTTCATAAGTCTTGAATTGGTCAGGAGCAACAAATTCGGTAAGAGAATACTGCTTCTTCCAGATTGCTTCCATTGCATCATCATCGTCCAGAAGAGCTCCAACCGAAGCAAACTCACTGGAATCATAGTTACGATAACCAGCAACACTCTTTGCCTTCAGTTTGAAGTTTGCACCCTGCCAGAAGTCAAAGGCATTAATCGGAGTTTCGTCCTCATATTCAGGTTGCATTGCTTCCATAATCTTATCAAAGATTTTCTTACCATACTTGAAGAGGAAGACTTTACCTTCGTTTTCAGGATTGGCAGGGTCTTTGACGACATAAACATTGCTGACATAAGTCAGTTTACGCTTCTGCTTACGGGCAACTTCTTTGCCAGCATCAGTGCCATTATTCCAGAGTCCAGAGTTGTGCTCGCACACAGGGCACTTTTGATTCACGGTAGTCAGGCACGTATCAATTAACCAACCACCAGGACCTTGAAATGCGTGACTATAAACTTTGACAAACGGAATATCTTCCCCATTAGGAGCAGGAAGAAAACGGATTACGGCATAACCATTATTTGACTTATCTACACTCAACTTCCAAAAGCGGTCATCACTAGAACTTTCGGAGTTATTCATTTTTTCTACTTCTTTCACCAGTTTTTCGGTGAGAGAACCAAGTTTGGATTGCTTCTTAAGATTTTCGAATGACATAGGATTTTTAGGATACTTGGGATGAATTGGATTACTTGGATATTATAGCAAAAATGCTCTCAACCGTCAATGAATTGCTTGAGAGATTCGATGGTTTTGGTCATACTGCTAAACAGTAATCCCATATCAGTCTCTGGTGGGAAACCCATCAGGGCAACTGATTTACGAAGATTCTCTTTCATCACAACCGCTTCTGGGTCATCTGAAAGAGACAATCTTGTATACATTACTCGTTGTTTTTCAAGTAACATTTCAAGTCTTTCAATATGCTCCAGTTTATCTTCACGGGACATAACACCAAAAGTCAAAATGCTTCCGTAAATACTCTCTTGCAATTGATTGATTTCTTTCAGTTCTTCCTGAATAATATCAGAATCAAAAAATTTACTCATCGATGATTTCCCGTAAAATCTTCTTGAATTGAAACACATCAATATTTAGAAATGGATTGTATTTTTTCATTTTTAAACTGACGGTTTCCCACACTGGATCTAAAAGTTTCTTATCAAACTTTTTCCCGAACAGGAATATTTTATCATAGATGACTAGAGTTTCAATAGAAATCTTCCCGCTCAGGAATTTTTTTAGAACGGGTGGATGACCTTTGGAACAGTTCAAGGCATCCTCTAATTTTGTTTCCAAGAACAATTCGCTGCTTTGCTCTTTGAATAAGTAAGTCAAACTCTGTTGTCTCCGCATCCAATCTGCGTAGGTTCTTTCGCCAGAATTGATAATTTCGCCAATCCATAAATTACTCGCGTTGTCTGCCTCTACAAAATTTGATACTAAAAAATCTACGACTTCTTTGTCAGAGTATTTGCGACTTGTTTTCTCGAACCAATATTTATCGCGCCTCTTATTAAAGGAAGCAATACTGGCACGGGTCTTCGCACCATACTTGAAGAAATCGTATTTTGGATTTGTAAAATGATTTTTAAGTGACAGATAATGTTGATAAGTTTCAAATGGAGTCACAATCATAGAGGCAGTTTTGCACGCGAGGTCCGCTTCATAAAGTTTAAACTTATCGCATCATATTTCAACTTTTCTTTTAGAGGTTTTGAAATAAGTTTTGTAACTGACTCAACTTCAAGACTATTGAGCTCACAATAATGACAAATTGCGTCAATATAATTGAAGTTTTCTTCAATTACAATTTTCTCTATTTCTAGAGCAAACTTTGAAGGAGTAAGAAACTTATTTTCTATGACTTGTTCTAATTCTTTATTTGGTTCCATATATTCTATTTTGAATTCTAGAAGATTTTCTAACGGATTGCTCATAATTTTCACAATATGGTATTTATTATATCTTAAAATAATATATTAGTCAATAAAAGTGCAAGATTTTTTAATCATATGACGTGATATACCTGTTTTTTCAATAGCATCCTTTATACATCCAAAAGTTTCACCATTAAAAATAATTTTCTTTGCTCTTGGATTTTTTTCTCCAGTTATACTTAAATCACGTATTCCTTTATTCCAAGGAATTTTTTCTTTCATTGCTAGTGATTGTTTTTTTTTAGATTCTTCACTACGTTTTTTACCAATGTTTCTAATACTTTGTTGCTTCTTCCATTCTTCAGTATGTTTTTTACCAAAAAATGAATGATTTTTTCCTGCGTTATAATTAGGATTACGATTTCCAATCCAAAGTTTTCTAAAATTATTTTTAGTTTCTTCGGAATGTTTTAATCCAAATGTTGAAAATTTATTTGAGGTTTGTCTTGCTTTATTTGCAAAATGTGAATTTTTATCAATTTTATAAAAATTATGCAGAAGTATTTCTGCATTTAACATTTCTTTCTTACTAGAAAATACTTCTAATATAATTTTTTCAGTAGGATTAAAAGTTTTATCTTTATAAGAACCAAAATATTTTATATCTTCTTCCGGAAGACATTTACAAATTCTGCTTCCAATATATCCTCTTCCAAATTCTTCATAAGAATAATAAACATAAAAATATTTTTTCATATTTCTACTCTATCGGGGTCGCAATAATATTTATAAGGGGAGCAAAAATACCCCCCACCTGAAAAGTGCGACCCAGACAGGCACTCTTATTTAGACATAAGTTCAAGACGATCATTTACAAACTTTTTAATATATTGAACTACAAGTTTCATATATTTTTTTAAATCTCTTTCCTCATAAAGAACACATTCTCCATTTTCACACGCCATAATAATGACTAATTTTTTAATAGGAGTTCCAGTCATTTCATAATACGCCATACCATAAAACATTGCTTGGACGAAATAATGCGTAATCCATTCGCGTGGTTTTGGTTTTTTGGAGGTTTTAAAGTCAATTACAGCAAGTTCTCCATCGTGCTCTCCAATACAATCCGTCGTCCCTGCTACACCAAGTTGCTTACTGTATAAAGCACCTTCTAAACAATGAATATTATTGATTTTATTCAGTTCTGTTTTCGCAATCTTAAAAAGAAAATCCGCAATCGGCGCAACAGACGGCAAATCTTGATTCTTAAGGTAGTGCTCCGTAAGAGAATGCATATCCGTGCCGCGAGAAGTCGCCGCTTTAGTAATCTTATCAGCTTCCTCCTCACCGACCTTTTTACGCCAATTGACAAAGATTTCACGATTAAAATGACTCGTAATAGAAGTAATGGATACTAACTTAAGGAGTTTTTCCTCATCTGGCACAGAATAATATCTTACACCATCAATCGTTTCACGCTCCAACTTTGGGAGTTCAATATCAATATGATTAAACATCAAAAACCAGCATCCATTTTCGCAATAATGTATTCTTTGACAAGTCCAGAACGAACAATATCGTCTACACCAAACTCAATTATATCAAAAGATGGCATTTTACGCAATACCGACATAAAATCTACAATACCATTACGCTCATTTGTTTTCTGTAAGTCTGATTGAGAAGCATCACCACAGAAACAAATCTTGGTATTCTCACCAACACGAGTAATAATAGAATCTAGTTCGTGGAAGTTTAGATTCTGAAACTCGTCCACAATAATGATTGCATTATCAAGAGTCGTTCCGCGAAGAAAAGAAGTTGACCAGAACTTAATTGTTTCTTGCGACTTTAAGTTGCCATAGAGCATCTCAAATTCAGAATCACTAGGCATCTGGAACATATACTTCACCATATTCTTATAAGGAATCTGGTAAATATCTGCCTTATCTTCGTGAGAACCAGGAAGGAAACCAATTTCTCTTGTCGCAACTAATGAACGAACAAGATAGATTTTCTCATAAGGAGTTGATTCATCTAGAACGTCAGCAAGAGCATTGTAAAGAGTAATAAAGGTCTTACCCGTTCCAGCACACCCGTAGGCAACTAGATGTTTACCGTCAGTATAAGATTCAAACAAACGCTTTTGGTTTTCTGTAAGAGGGTCAATATCAACCAAGTATTCTGCACTTAGAGGTTTTCTCCTCTTCATTTGTTTTGCTGTCAGACCAACACCGATTGGTTGATCGTTGTTTCCTCTTTTTCTTCTTGCCATATTAGAGTTTTTTTACAGTTGAACCGGGCATTTTTTGAGCACGACCTAAGACATCATTCCACGAAGGATGTTTTTGAGTTAATTTATTTCTCCAATCTCCCACCTCACCAACATTCATTTGTGTTGGAATGAGTGGTTTGAGGTGAGGATTTTCTTTGAGATATGGGTCCTTTTCTGCCATAAGCATCCATTTCTCAAAGATTTCACCAGTTTCAGTATTTTCGAAGCGATATGTAGGCATCAGTTATAATCTCAACATAAAATATTTAGACCCACTCAAGAGCTTCTGCAACTGTCGGGAATTGCTCAGAAAATACTTTTTTGCATTCAAGAGCAATATCCATATGCTCTTTTTGAGTACCATTGGCAGATCTAAGTGTTATGTAATGTATCCACGACCTGCAAGAACCCGTCATATAGATGCGTGTGGGCGTCGCTAAAGGCAATACAAACCTTGCACACTCTTTTGCCACACCTGCCTCTAACATTCGCTTGTAGAGGTTATTAGAGTGCTTAAACAATTCAGCAATTTCTGTCTGAAACTTAAGTTTTACATAGTCACCAAGATCATCTGTGGAGTTTTGACGATTCTTGGTATCTTGTTTACGAAGATCTGGAATAGGAATATTTTCGGTGATTAGATTTGTGTCAGCATAACGTTGAGAAAACTCTTGAAATGTAAATGAACGGTGGCGAAGTATCTGAGCTGCGATACCACGGTTAGTTTCAATCTCAAGACTCATAGAAGATTGCTCAAACACAGACCAATGATTGTGCTTAATACAATAACGTAGCAAACCCGCATAGTTTTCAGAATCCTGATTCGCTGGATTAGAAACTCTAGCAATATATGCCATTGTTTGTTCTGCATCGGGAGTCACGCTGATAAGTTTTACAGTCATTTCTTTCCAAATCCTTTTGATGTTTTTGATTCAAGTTCTGCGATTTCTTCCTTAAGCGTTCGCAGTTGTTGTTTCATCTCTATGATTTTTTCATCAGTATAAAGATGCTCTTGCTTAACAAGTTTTTCTAGCAACTTTATTAGTTCTCGTGCTCTACTAGTCATCTAAATCAGAATCCTCAAAAATTTCATCGTAATCTAAAATGGGTCTTTTTCTCACTTCTGGTTCTGTATATTTGCTATATGCAGACACATCAGAATAGACTTCTGCCTTGAGAGAATCAACCAATAGTTCAAGATTACGGACAATCAGTTTTAGTTTGTCTCTATCCATAAGATACCATTCTCTCAAGGCATTTTACCATAAAAAAAGAGGGGCAGTCAACCCCCCGTTTCATTATGACTTGCTTAACAACTCCCTACAAATTCTTTTACAAGTTTGTTTTTCATCATCACACTCAAT